CAAGAGTGTCCTCATTAGCATTGCGCCGAGCAATACACAGCTTGGTGAGAGCGATACGGTTCTTAATGCGAACCACAATTTCGTCTTCATGCTTAAGCAAGACGTTCAATCTCCTGAGCCGTCACAACGGCGCTAATAGTGCCCATAAAGGGCATGTTGAGGTTAGAGATCCAGTAGGTGCCATCCTTGTAGATGCCACGAATATGGGCGAACTCATCCGGGTCACCTTTCGGGACACCCTTGACGCGCACCATCTGATAGAGTTTATATTTCACGGCAGCACCTCAATATCCCAAATCTGAAACTCTGACCACGACATACGCCAATCTTTCTGCTTTTTGATTTTGGCAATCTCAGCCTCTGCGCTAGCGCGAGACATGAAAAATCCAAGATCATGAGTCGTAGAACTGGAAGCCCAGTCAATTCGAGCAGACCAACCAACCAACTTGAAGATTTTAAGCATTAGAGCCACCCATCCTGATGCTTACAGGCCACATAGTCAATCTGTTCAGGCTGTTCAGCCAGCCACGCAAGACGTTCACGTTCCTGCTCGGCGTCAATCTCAGCCTGTCGAGCCTGATACTCGGCCTCATACGCAGCCTGATTTTCAAGCTGAGTCATGAGATAGTCGGTTTCGTCTGCCAGTTCCTCGTAGGACATCTCAGAGAGATTGACGCGCGGGCGACAACCATACACATCCTTGTAGAGGTCCGAATACTGAGTTTCCATCTCGTAACGCATGAAGTCACGCACGGTCAGCACACCAATCTCAGCCCAGTGAGCCAAGTCTTCGGTGTACATGCCAGCCCAACGATTGTCGGGATCTTCAGCAACCCAAGCGCGGGTCGCGGCGTTGCGTTCGGCCAGATATTCAGCGAGGGACTTAGACATAGGGAAACTCCTTGTTAAGTTCAGCAGTGTAAAGAAGCGGGCGATTGTAGATCACAGCCTCGCGGGTATCTTTATCTAGGCGCTTGCGAATCTCTTGAAGCGCAAGACGCTCAGAAGAAAACGCGCGGTCATCACCAAGAATGCGACCATCATATGCAATCTTGAACATGCCGTTCGGCATCTTTACTGCGGTAAGAATTGTCATTGTCATACTCATAATATAGTGTCGGTCTATCAGTTTATCAAGAGCAGCCCAAGCATGTCTGCCATGCGTTTTTAGCGTAACTCCACACCTACAGCCTGAAGTTCAAGAAGCAGCTTGATCTTCGTCTTGTAGTTGTACAGGTAGTTTCGCATGAAAACTCGCCCGTCAGCATAGAAAACATCGGCCGCCCACTTGCCGTCATAAGCCTTGCGAACGTGGGCGTAGAACTCGGGATAGGTCTTTGTCATCATCATATACTAGATATGGGGTTGGCAAGTCGGAATTTCAATGTGAGATATCGCATACCTGCCATGCGGCCAGCGCATAGGCTAAGTCATTGATTCATATGGAGGGCTAAGTGATTGATTTTATTGGGTTTGATTCCAGAAGCGGTAGGAAGCGGTTGGAGAGGGATCCAGCGCCGACATATAATCGCACCAACCCCTTTCCAGACCCCTTTCCAGCCGCTTCTGGCCGTCTTGCTACTCAGAAATGAAGTCGGCAAACTCATGGTTGACGTTTATCGGGACTGCAACTTCTTGTAGAATAAACGACGGAGTAAAACCTGCGAATGCACCGCCGTCTTCCAGAAACTCCCAGTAGTCCTCGGCTTCATCTTCAAACGCAAACGCTCTTATAAGCTGTTCGGTCTTATTCTCTATCACGCACCAGATAAAGTCATTTTCAACATTGAGAGGTAATATATGATAGTTAGACATTTTCTTCCTTCCAGTTACAAGTGCAAGCTTCAAATTCCATGCAAGTTTCATCTATCGGTAGATAGTCCCAATCTGGACAATAGTGACACTTATCTCCAGTTAGAACTTTGTCATGCCAACGAAAGCAATCTTTTACCCAAATCTTGGTAAAGTCTTCTTCTGTTAGCTTAGACGGATCTGATATGTCTACATCTTCAAACTTTTGTCTCAGTTCAATCTTATCGTTTGTCATACCTTGAACCCTTTGAACTTATCTGTCTTCTTCATGATATTGTTTACCGCTCTATCATCAGCACCTTGCCTCTGTCCACTGTCCACAATATCAATTTGTGCAGTGTTCTCTACATCATATAGCTTCATCTTGGATCTGTCAATACCTAGAACGAATCGCTTGTTCAGAGTGGGATCATTATATCGGTTCTTCAACTGCTTTACCATAATCTGACCAAGCTGCTGCAATTCTTCGGTAGAGATAAGAGCGAACATGAAGTCTGCTGTTGCGGGCAGACCAAATGATTCGGAAGTATCTTCAAGACCAACATCGGAAGATGTAAAGCCGGTTCTCGTCGTCTGTGTTGCAGAAACAAGCGGCACTTCAAACTCAACCGCAAGACCGCGCAACTCTTCTGCAATAGACTTCACATATGTATATGAATTGATATTTGAACCTGGCTTCACGCGCGAGGACATACAGATGTTGAGATAATCAACAAAGATGATATCAGGCTTGAAAGACTTCTTCAAGTTCAATTCATTTAGTAGAGCCTTGAAATGCATTGAAGATGCGCCAGCAGTTGGATACTCCTTGACAATCAGTTTACCGTTTGTCTTAGACTTCAACTGTAAAGCTTTCTTCTCGTACATTTCTTTTGGAAGAGCCATCAAGTCTTCAAATGTGATGTTCATGAGATTGGCATCAATACGCTTTGCAACTTCTTCTTCGGCCAATTCAAGAGTGATGTACAATACATTCTTGCCTTGATTGAGAGCAGAGGCAGCAACATGACACATGAATAGAGACTTACCGACACCAGTACCAGCAAGTGCAATGTTCAGCGTCTTCTTTGGCAGACCATCTTTTGTAATCTTATTGAAGAACTCAAGGTCAAACGGAATCTTTTCAAGCACCCGATGATAGTAGTCATATCGCTTGTCGAAATCTTCCAGATAGTCGTGACCAACGTTTGGATCAAACGATACTGCCAGAGCATCAGATAGAATAGAGGGAATGGCGCCCGTGGTTAGGGCGCCCTTCTTGTTGTTCATGATTTCGATTGAGGTCATGATGGCATGATACAATGCCTTTTCTTGACAGAACTTTTCTGTGCTATCAATCAACCAATCAATATTCGTATCGTCTGTATTGGTACGAAAGTCGTTGATTGTGGTGGCAATTGATTTTACTTGATCTTCTTTCAGACTAGCAAGAGAATCAACTTCAATCTGTAATGCATCAAGAGTAGGAGACTTGTTATACTTTAAAACAAACTCTCTGATTTCCTTGTAGAGAACACGATCCTCTTCTACACTGAAATATTCGTCCTTGATGAAAGGAAGAACCTTGCGAGTGTAGTCTTCATTCTTCAGTAAATTCCTTAGAATCGTTTTCTCTAGCTGCACCATCTAACTCCGCGATATCTATAATTAAAGTATTAAGAATGAGACCAAGGTGTTGTTCAAAATACTTGTCTTGTCTAAGCAACTCTTCCTTGAACTTTCCTGGTGAAAGAATTTCATATGCAAATCTTAGAGTGGCGGTAGAGTTATCGTTCTCCCGCACACCAACATTTGTAAAGCGAAATATAACACCTTTATATGCTTCTGTCAACAGTTCAATTGCAGAAGTGTCAGTATTATATACATTGCTGAAACGAAAGTCTATGCCCAAAATCATTCTTCATCCTCCGAAGTGACGTTAGACTTACCGTAGAGGAATTCGTCCTTACACTTCTCATCAATGAGATCCAGAATGTCCTTTGTGAAATACTTTTCTGGTTCCTTGAGAATAGCAGACTCAAATACCTTGGTGCCATTAGGCAACTCATAACGAGTTGATACCTTCTTGATGATATCAAACTTTTCTGCCAAGTCTACAAGTCCGTAATACGGATCAAGACCGTCAGTATAATCAAGCAGCGTTTCTACCTTCTTATTCTCAATCGTCAAACGAGACTTTTTGAGATTGACGGTGATGATAGCACCAGTGACCTGATTGTCCTTGTCCTTGTCCTTCTTCTTAGACAAGAAAAGAATACCAGATGCAGCATATTCTAGACCAGAACCACCACCCATCTTCTTGGTCGGCACATAAGAACCAACTACATCATAAACGTGATTGGTTACGATGAGAGGCACCTTAGCCTTGCCAAGCTTGAGAGTAAGAACACGGAATGCACCACGAACAAGCTGTGCGCGTGTCATATCGCGCGTGTCCTTGCCGTCTGCGATATCGGCCATTTCTTTATCTGTTGAGAGATTGCCAAGCGAGTCGAGGACAAACAACATAGGAGGACGTTCCTTGTTTGCCTTGTCTTCAATATACTTGTCGAGGATTTTTACTGCCTGAGTGCGGAACTCTTGGATAGTTGCGACTGGCACAACTGCAACTCGCTTTGTGTCAACGCCTCTATCTGCCAGCATCTGCTTAGATATAGCGGATTCGGATTCAAAGTAGAAGACGAAGCCGTTGTCGTTGTCTCTGAGGAATTGTCTAACAATGTTGATTGCGTAAAAGGTCTTGCCAGTTGAAGGCTCTCCGGCAAGAGCGGTAACTTTATTAGCAGGGAGACCACCGTATATGCTACCAGAAAGCAGAGCGTTAAGACTATAACTCCCGGTACCAATGAAGCCAGTAACATCGCCAGCTTCCACCCCATCATCTGCGATACCCGCATACTCATTATCAATCTCCTTTAGTAGGGAGTTAAACATATTTGACATATTGATTCTCCAATATTATGTGAATGCTACGAATCTCCGTAGCGAGGTATTTAGCAGCGAACTATATCGTCTTCGCTGCATATCTCACCCATCTGAACCTCAATTGCAATGAGAGTTTCATGTAGGTGAGTATTCGTAATCTTGTGAATGGACTGCTTAGGAACAAAGAAAGATTCACCCTTCACCACCTTGAAGATGTTGCCATCAACGATGACCTTGCCTTCACCCTGTACAATCGTCCAGTGTTCTGAGCGATGATTATGGTATTGAAGTGAGATTGCTTGGTCAGGCAAAATATGCAAACGCTTTACCTTATAGCCCTGATCAACATCAAGTACGTGCCATTCTCCCCACGGGCGAGTTGCGCTTACCTGTTTAAGCGGTGCGTCATACAAACTCGGATGTGCGTCTACCCATTGATTACCCATTTTATCTCCTTTATATTCTCTACAACTCGGTTCACATTCTTTGTATAGTCCACACGGGCATCCGCCGCCGTGATCATACTTTGCCATTCTTTGTTCCTCTATTACTTTACCAGCTGCTTTGACCCATTCTTTTTGAATGTTCTCTTTATGTGCCGCAAAAAGGGCGGCATCCCATTTCTGCTTATGTTCGCAGTAATCTAGTGGATCACAATCACATACTTGATAGTTCATATCCACTCCAGTCTAGGTCTATCATTATGTTCTTTGTGGAAGACGAACCAAGCGAAGGCCAACATACCGCCACCTCCATTAAATCCAACTCGTTCTCCGAATACATAGACACATTCTAGCTTATTCTGAGAGAAAAGTCTATCTCTTCTTTCTTTCCCTTCAAGAAAAGATAGTTTGTTGAAGATGGCAACCTTGCGTTTTGCCAAGTTCAGTGCGTGAAGAGTAAACTTTGTTCCAATCTTGAATGGTGGATTGGTAATGATGTTGTCTGTCTCTCGTCTACTATTCAGAAAGTCGAAATGATCGTCGCCGTAACCACGATTGACAAGATCAGTAGAATAAACAGAAGTATATCCATATCGCTGTAACCTCTTACTAATAGCGCCATCACCACATGCAGGTTCCCAGATTTCTCCATGAAAGTTTTCCCTATCAAGCAATGCGTCGATTGCCCAATCTGGTGTCGCATAGAAGTCATCCTTCTCTCGTTCAGGATTACCTGAACCAGCGAGTCTTGTGAACTGTTCTAAACTCATGCGAAGAAATCTTCCAATGATGAGACATGCTCAGTCTTCCAACCAATGCTATCAAGAATGATCTTCAACGGTTCTACAAAAGACTTTTCAAACTGTGTATTGTAGTCAATGTACTTAACAATGTCAAGTTGTTCAGGCAAAATCTGAGGAAAAGAAATTACATTAGACTGAATCGTATTCGGCTCAGAGAGATAGATGAACTTAATCTTTTCACCCTCTTTAATAAGCTGATGTTTTTTTTCTAGCTTCTTTGCCTTGATAAGATGATTGTACAACAGAGAACCACGAACATGAATCGGACAACCTTTGCCAAATACATTCTTGGCATCTGCAAACTTTTCAAGTCCATTCACTCCTCGAGGAAATGCAATCTCTGAAACAGAGACGGACTTAAACTGTTCTTTGGTATTCTCAATGAACGCCACAATATCATCTTCTGTACCAGACAGAACAACGTCGATTGCTTGCCAAAGCTTTTCACGGCAGAAAGATGGCGTTGATGACTTAATCATTTCAAGACCCATCACCTTTACCTTCGGCTTTGCATACTCAACGCCTTCGTTGTTATACACATTCAGAATGTAACGCTTCTTGGCAGTCCAGATACCCTTGTCTGCAAGAGCCTCACGCTTCATTTGCATCTTTTGTTCGTAGGCGTTAACATATCCAGCAAGATCAGCATAAGCCTTGTCAATAAACGGTTGGATCCGATCTTCACACGCCTTATCCATGAACTTGATGACTTCTCTTGTATCAGCATGAGGCTTCTGCTCAATAATAGTCTTGCTGACCAATTTATCAAGAGAGAGGTAAATGCTATCCGTATCTGACGCAATGACATAATCTTCATCCTTTGTTTTGAGTAGCTTGTTCAGATACTCGTTCATCTTATTTTCTATCCATCTAATAGATAGCTGGCCGGCGGTGGTAATGCCTGAGGCCTGTCGAACATCAAAGTATCGGAAGTATTGATTGCCGAGAGCGCCGTAAGCCGAATTGAGAGACACCTTCTTCGCAAGTTGAAGATTGTTATATCGTGCAATGCGCTTCTCAATCTCATAGCGTTTCGTAGGGTCGGTTTCTTTTTCAAGTTCTTTCTTAGCCGCAATAGCCTTCTTCTTGTACGCAGAGCGGTCATTGTACATTGTCTCCATGATTTCAGGCAAGAACCCATGGCGTTCTTTTGTGAAGAACTGACCGTTTGGCGTTACTGTGCAATTAAGATTGGTAAGACAAACAAGATCGACATCCATCCGAAGAAGAGAATCAACGCCAATGCCGTTGCTAAGTATTTTTCTGTGTTCATCTTTATAATCCTTCGGTTCAATGATTGTGTCTGGACTGATATTGTACTGCATGATAAGATGTGGATACAGACTGTTCAAGTCAAAAGATGCTACCCACTTGTGCATACCAAGAATTGGATCTTTGACGAATGCACCTTCGTAAGCAGAGTCCTTAGAGTGCTTTACGATTGGATCAACAACAATGTTCTTCTTGCGAAGATGATTGTATACAATAGCATCCCACATACGCACCTGAGAAAATGCGTCCATATAGTTTGTCTTGGAATCATATGCAAGAGTTAGTGCAAGTTCAATCAGCTTCAACTTGTCATCAATCTTCTCCACAAGTTCAACGTCTTTGATGTTGTATTCAATGAATAGCTGATAGTTGTCTTTGTAAAGTGTATGAAGATTGCCATACTCTTCATACGAAAGCTTACGCTCACCAACTTCTACGTTAGCGATGGCATCAAGCTTGTATGATTCCTGTGACTGTCCACCAGGAGCAAACTTTCTATACAATGCAATATAGTCTAGACATGCGATACCCAGCACATCATATAGCTGCTGGTCAAGACCATGTTGGTTCTTAATGCGGCGCTCATTCACGATATTCCAAGGAGACAAACGCCTTGCAGCATCTTCTCCAAGAATCTTATGAATGCGATTTACGAGATAAGGAATATCGAAGCCCTCGACATTCCAACCAGTGACGATATCTGGATAGTCAGAAGTCCACTCATCAAGAAATCTCTTGATTAGGTCAAATTCATCACGACACTGAATATACCAAACATCGTCGCGGACATTGTTGAACTTACCGCAACCGAGAACGATAAAGCGACCTTGATTGTTTTTGAAAGTGATTGCTGTGATTGGCTCATTGGCATGTTCTGGCTCAGGGAAACCATTCTCAGAGCCAACCTCAATGTCGATGTTGGTCACATTGATATGCTTCAACTCCCAGTCCACGTCATCGCTGAAATGGTCTGAGATAAAAGCATACTCATACTTTTGATTGCCGTAGATTTTGAAGTTCTCTACGTCTTTGTATTGTTCAACAAAGTCCCGAGTCTCGCGGATGTTGCCTGGCTTCATTTCGGCCATAGCATCACCAGAAACGGAAGTAAACCCTGTACGAACTTTTGAGGGAACATACAGGGTTGGATAATAGTCAATCTTTCGCTTGACTTTTCTTCCGTCTTCTACACCGCGATACAGGATACGAGAACCATAAACCTGAACGTTAGTGTAAAAAGAAGTCATTATTTTCCTGGCATAATAAGATTACTAGAAGGTACAACGAGTTTGCCGAACATGGAATTATACTGATTGACAAACTCAATGATAGGTGTCATTATAGTAAGAACGTGTCGCATGTCAACAACAATTTCTTTGTCATCACTAAATTCTGCCCAAGGCGCAAAACCAATATTTGGCGTCTTCGGATCAATCTTGTTTGGCATAACAACAATGCGAACAGGATTCTTAATCCTGAGAGTTGCTCCTGTATCAACAGTTTCAGCCAGGAGTTCTTCACCGTTAATTAACTTGATAATCTTTATACTCATGCCAGTTCCCCAACATAATCAAACACGCCAACGGTAACCCACTTAGTTGGGATGTACGCGATGTTCGAACCTGAGTCCGACTTATACACATACTTGTTCTCATGGTCCCAAATCTGGACAATCTTTTCCCACTTGCCATCGTAGGCGCGCTGCTTAAACTGAGTTTCAATAATGTTCATAGTCTCTCCTTAATGAAATATTGTGCCGCTCATCTTCTCTTCGGTGGTAACAAATACCATCTTTTCGTCTTCGTCAGTATAGTATACAGGGTTTAATCCTGCTTGTCTATAATCATCTGCCCATTTTAATGCTGTGTGAAAGTTGCTGTCGGGTCCTATGATTTCGGCTGCTTGTCTTATGATTTCTTCGGAAATAGTCTTGTATGCCATAGTTCTATTCCTTTTTAAATGATTACCATACTCCGTCTTCTATAACCCAGGCTTTTCCATTTTCAATAAGTTTGTCTATGCAGTCATCGCAGATATTGCCTGTCTTATATTTATCCATTTTGAGAGCAAATCTTTGCATGTCATGCTTTGAACCATAGTGAGCAAGAACATAATAATTGCCGTCAAGAAGGTAAAGAGTCGCAGCACAACCACCCGCTTGATTACGGCCAGATATATCTTCAAACTCCATATTGCAGTTATTACACTTCATCAGTCCCACAATCCTTGATAATATTTGCCAAAGAGACGAAAGCCATTTGCGATGCGATCAGCGATAACTTTACGTTCTGCAAACTTTGCATCGTCCCAACCTTTGGGCTCACGCTGATAGATTCTTAGATCCCAGTCTTCATCCAGTTCCATTTCAAATGCATAGATCATTTCATCCATGATCCAATCCCAACGCTCGGACCAAAGATCATCGGTATCCCACTCATTCTCTTTGGGGCCGGCAACAGTAGAGCGAAGATGCTCAGGCACATCTTCGTCATCAGTAGCAGGAGAACCGTGCTTGGTAGCTTTAAGCTGTTTCAGCATTGGAAGAACAATAAGCGCAAGAGTGTGATCCATATTCCAAGTATCGTAACGATCAATATGGATCTTAGTCTTACGATTCTTCTTAGAATCAAGCCAGTCGCAGATACGACAAACGGTCTTATTCTTGGCTAGCCAATCCCCAAAGTTAGTGATACGATCATCTTCTTTGTCCATCCAGAACAGCAGCTTTTCTGCAATCTGGTATGGGCCGATCCAATTACGATATGGGCCGATATAAACTTTCATTCTTCTAATGCCTCTGAAACCCAATCTTTGATATCTGCTTCTGGTACGTTTACTTCGAGAATCTTATCAGCAGCTTCAGTAAGTGCAGCTAGGATACCCTTTCGCGCAAACATCACAAGAGTATCATAGTCCATTGTTACGGTAATATCAGAAGAGCCATCTTCATTTTCAATAATGTCGTTGACTTCAAACTTTCGCATATTTCATCCTCAGTATGTATTCAGTTTCTTGCCAGTCTTTAACATTATAGACTACATCAGATATTTTTGCAAGAGGATAATCATTACCACCAGGTTCACATCTATCACCAAAGAATGTGATTGAACCTTCTAGATGCTTTCTGACTTGTGACTTATTATGCCCGATAAGAGAAATGTCGATACCAGTTTCTCCACCAATGACACATTCAAGTCTCGGAAACTTGCTGTTCAATCGTTTGCAGATTTCCGCGCGCTCATTGATAGCGTTATCCCAAACAACGTATAGCTTACGTTCATCCCAGCTAGCATTGCGACCAACGATGGAGAAGTTGACCATGCCGATACGCTTTTCGATATGATTGCCAGTTCTAACTGAGAATCCAGAACGCTTCAGTTCCTCTTCTAGTGCAGTCTCTTCGTCTTCTGTCAGTTCAAAGTCATTCTGATAGACATATTCAAATGCAGGAGCAATCTTGATGCTTTGCACAAGGTATGCAGCTTTTATATATTGATTACCAGAACATGCGAAGATACCTCTCACGGATCTAAAAACATCAACACCAAGCTGTTCTTGTGTCTTCGGAAGATCCGAGCCTGTGACAAGATAAACATCATGTCTAAGACAGAAATCAATAAAGAACTGTTCGAAGTAAGAATCAATCTTACTGCGCGATGGCGTTAGAGTGCCATCAACGTCAAAGACGAAGTTCATGAATTGCTGCCGAACTTTCCTGTTGCCTTGTTGATTTCTTCAGGAGTGATAGCCTTACAAACAAAGTAAGTCTTGCCGTTTGTGGTGCCAATCTCAATCTGCTTGGCATCAACTAAGGCTTGACCGGCCTCATTACAGGACTTTTCATTGTTGTATTCTGGCTTGTTGGGGAAGTGAACATCGGCATAAACATCACCGTTGCTCATTACGATATTCAAAACGATAAACCAAATCATGTTTATACCTCATAATAATGTTGGAGCGGGATACGAGATTCGAACTCGTTTCACTAGCTTGGAAGGCTAGGGCACAACCCATATACCAATCCCGCGATATTTGTATTTAGTCTAAAAGCTTAGAGATTCCAATCAACTCTGGAAATTCTCGTTCAAGAAGAATGAGCGTTTCCTTCTTATCACCACGGCGCCAGCGCCACTCTGCCTCAACCAGGTCTTCAGGTTCATCAACCTTGTAGCCGCGCATCTTGATTTCCTTAATAAGTTCCTCATCGTTCCATTCCTCAAGACCGACTTCAACTTCGGTTTCAATGTACTTGGTACTACTCATATATTCCTCTGTGTGTTTGTTAGTATGTATATACTAGCATACTGGACAGAAATGTCAACTCTCTTTTCTATCCTCTGCGGGATAAAAATCAAAGCGATGATGGAAAATAGGACTTAATGCCAAGACAGCGCATTTGATCTTGCCTTCTTTTTGCATTTGGAAAACATTACTCATCCATGTTTGTTCGTTTGGATAAGACCACTTTGTATCAAGAAAGACCTTACGATTTCCTTTTCTTGAAAACCATAAAGGCCAATTACAGTAATGGAATTCACCCTCGTAATATTTCAATCCTTTGTGCCGCTTCTCTTGAAAGATTTCCGTTTTAGGAGCATCAGGATCCAATCCCTCTTCTGGCAGATTTGGTTTTTCTGGAAACCATTGTGTACGCAACTTCTGTGGAATATTATACCATGCCCACTGCGTAGCATTGTTTCCATAGAACTCTGAAAACGAAAGCTTAAGGTAATCATACTGGTTTAGATGAGCGATTGCAAGTGATTTTTCATAGAGATTTTCATCATGTTTTTTATAGCCAGACTCACACAAGTTTTCCATATTATCACTCGCATTCATGTCGTCTTCTAGGAAGATATAATACTCTGAGTCACTTTCATTGAAGTGTTCGGCAACAAACTGTCTGGCTCCACAAATACCTATATTGTCCTCTTTCTTGATATGCTCAAACTGATACGTGCGACACAGTTTGTTATATTCTTCGTAGAGGTCTTTGTCAGTAGAATTGTCTACCAGTATCTTGCGTGTGTTTTGTAAAAACGCAGGCGCATTACGAGCATAAGATTGTACTAAAGCTTCAAACTGTCTAGGACTATTGAACGTTAGGACATACAAAGATGTTTTTATATCTTCTATTGGCTTACGTTTTGACCACTGTATCAAGTCTGAATTGTGTACTATCAAATCTTCTTCTTTAAGTGTTTTTAGGTAATCAAAGAAGGGATATACTAGACCGTTACCTTCTAGCTCAAATCTTTGCACCTCATTAGAAAGCTTATGTGATAGAATGGTCAGAATGTTTTCTTCTGTACCCATTAAGCCTTTCTTTAAAGTTGCTTTGAGATAATCATAGTAATGAAAGTTGAACTTGTGTATCTGTTCTTTTGTGCCGCCGAAGAAACCTCCTCGACAGACATATTCAGTTCGTTCTACATCACAAAACTCAGCAAAAGCTTTGCTCTCAAATCCATGAACTTCATTATCGTTGATGTATGGAAAAGACAACATTAAAAACTTCTTCTTCGTCTTTTGCATATACGAAGAAAGTTTGATCATGTTTTGCAATGAACCAATATCAACAGTATTAGTTAGACCCGCATCTATCCAAAAGAAATACTTCGAATTGAATGGATCCAAAATCTTAGCGTCATGCAACATGAAGAACTTTGACATGACAATAGGATTATAGTATTCGAGTTTAGCTTGCGGTGAGTTAGCTAGCCAGTCTGCCCTTTGATTCCAAGATTGATTCTCACGGATGTGCTGAACTTCTTTAAAGAAATCAAAACTCTTACGAAAATCTGATAGTTCACGAACGACTATCTTTGTTTTGGTAAAGTCTCTCTTATTATGAACAAACTGTTCCAGTTCTTTTGGAACATAGATGACCATGTTGAAATCTAGTGTCAGCAGTTTTGAAAAAGATTCTAGATAATGATCAAAAGCGCGGTAAAAATCTTTCAGTTCACCGCGCTTTATATCCCACAACCCAGTTACGAGAGTGAAGTCATTCATCTAGTATTATCTACCTCTGCCTGTTGGCCTCACGTTTGGCTTTTGTACGAGCCCTTGCGGCTTTGGCAATTTCAATTTTTCGTTCTTTGTCGGCGTAGAACCATTCTGTGATTTCTGACGCCGTGCGGCCGCAGCCTCGGCAAGTCTTTTCTTCGTCGCTTCTATATGATTCTTCACTGTCATATTCACACACCTTTGTACAAATTGAGTTGGTCATACCTTCTCTACTAGTTGCTTGATTGAATTGTGTAGTTGGTCAGGACTTTCATATTTCTCGAATATGTAGTTGCTCTTGATTGGAATTCCCATAGCGAAACAATCACTTTCTTGATGACCGAAAGCATAGAAAGTCTTGGACGGGTCATTCAAGTTCTCACCAGTAGATGCAAAGCAAAATGGTCCTGAGTTGCGACCAATAATGAGACTACAATACTTAGAGAGGTAGGCAATCTCATTTAGATCACAACGTTCCGAACGTATAATGTTGCCAGTATATTTGACATTTGGTGGGGTCTTCTCTAACTCTTTGGTCGTGATGAATGTGATTTCGGGATGGTTTACTGCAAGAGGAATGATGATTTCTTCCATATCTCCATTATACTCACACTGACCAGACATAGCTGGACCATTACAGAACAATATCTTTTTCTGTGAATCGGAATCAATATAAGAACGAACATTTGCTAAATCAAACTTAGCATAGTCTACATATGGCAAATAGTTTTCTACTGGTCCAAGTTTCATCTTCTTACCAAAGACTGTGTTAATATCTTGATAGATAACGTTCCACATTTTCATATTAAAGTTGAGCGTACACTCGCCTTTGAATCCATCAAAATATGATCCAATCCAAGTATTAACAAACATAATATCTGGTTCATTCATGTTGATGATTTTAGTTTTGTGCGAAATGCCTTCCAGTCTCACAACAGGAATGTCAAGGTCAGCGACCACAACAGAATCTTTGTTGTGTGCGTACATAACACGTTCTTTGCCAAGATGCTTTATAGTCTCTCGCACAAATGGTTTAGAGTGAATCAAGTCGCCGTTATGGAAAAAATTAAAGAAACACAGTTTCTTCATTGATTAATGCCCTTATACAACTTAACAGAATCTTCACGCATTGACTTTTCCTTAATGATGGCATCATCAATCATAGCATTCAGTGCTGCAACCAATTTTGGTCTCTTGACCTTGAAGCAGATATCTACCTTGCGCTTCAAGTCTGCCAATTCACTATCAGTTTTAGCTGACTGCATAGCGTCTTCAAGATGCCATGTGCGAATGTGTAGAATAGCCAACTTCTCTAACACTTCACCAAAACTATCTGATGCAGCATAGTCAGGCGGCTCAACGTATGTGATATCTTTCTTGTCAAGAATGGCATTTACATGCTCACGAATAATAGTATCAAGCACAGATGCTAACATTATAAACTCCTAATAATATCTTCAAGTATATTCAATTCTCTATTACCAACGAATTGGTTATTACCTATGTATACACCATTCTCATGAACGATATCGACATTGTAAGGACCGCCCTTACATGCAATCTCGTACCCCTGCATGTATGGTTGACGCAACAGGTTACCACCAACAACTGGGCGATACTCAATAAAACGAACTTTCAACCTACGAACAAGAGCTTCCTTGACCAGAGAAGTTTTCGCGATTAATGGGAAACAGAATGAACTGTTGCCCTCTTCTGCATATCCATCACCAGGAATGAAGAACTTATCATTTCCATATATCTTCATGATTTCTATGAACCGTGCATAGTTCTTTCTGCGCCTCTCAATGAAGCCGTCAAGCTTAGGCAACTGTGACAATCCAAGAACTGCACCGAGTTCTGTATTGCGAAAGTTATAACCAGCAGTCACAAATAGAAACTGAGGATCAATATCTGGATATACAGAAGTATAATCTTGAGGAGTTATAGATACTCGCGACATGCCATGTGAACGCTTCATACGCATCAGATCATATAGAACAACATCATTTGTAGAAATCATGCCGCCTTCGATTGTAGACATATGATGACCGAAGTAAAAGCTAAACGTTGAACCAGTAGACTTAGAACCAACTTTATATCCTAAATCATCCAAAGCACCATGACTCTCACACACATCTTCAAGCATTATCGCTTTAGGAAAAATAGAACGAAGACCATAAGTGTTTGCCGGCAGACCTAGAAGATGTGTCGTGAATACGATATCAATATCATGATGCTTTGCAATTTCAACCGCATTTGTTAGATCAAAGCTATAATCATACAGATTGATATCACAGAACACAGGTTCCATGCCAAGCTGAAATACAGGATTGATATTTGTTACCCAAGTACACGTAGGAACAAGCACCTTAATCTTCTTTTTGTTTGTAAAGTATTTCTGTTTTACAGCGTCAAGTAATAGAAAGTTTGCGGTACTTCCTGAAGTAACAAACAACGAATACTTGGTGCCGAGCCACTTAGACCACTCGCGCTCAAACTCTTCAACCTTTTTACCTTGTGTGAACTGATTAGAAGTCATCACAAACTTGGCCAGCTTGAAGCGATCACTCCAAGTCAGTGTATCTTTCATCAACGGCCAATCATATACGATCATATGTACCTCTGTTTTCCAGGAACCAATCAATGGTTATCTTCAATCCATCTTCAAGCGAAGTCTTTGCTTTCCAACCAAGAGCGTCCATCTTGCTAGTATCTAGTGCGCGTCTTGGTGTGCCATTTGGCTGTGAAGTATCCCAAACTATTTCTCCTTCATATCCGACAAGAGCGGCAATAAGATATGCAAGATCACTAATTGATACTTCACGATTTGGGCCGATGTTGATTGGCTTAGGATCTTCATAGTTGTTCATAAGGAAAATTAGTCCGTCAGCCAAATCATCGGCAAAAAGAAACTCTCGCGTGGGTGTGCCGTCACCAAAGCAGACCACACGCGACAAACCTCTTTCCTTCGCGTCAATAAATCTACGGATGAATGCAGGAATGACATGACACTCATCCAGTTTGAAGTTATCGAAAATGCCATAGAGATTATTTGGCATGACGGAAACGGTTTTCATACCATACTGCTCAGTGTACTTCTGGCACATGGTGAGACCAGCAATCTTCGCCAGAGCGTAACCAATGTTAGTCTCTTCTAGCGGACCAGTCATCAAGTATTCTTCTTTGATCGGCACGGGTGCATGTTTAGGATAGATACATGCTGTGCCTAAAAACATCAGCTTCTTAGTGAGATACTGATTAGCAGCATCAATGACGTTTGTTTGTATAAGCAGATTGTCACGAATAAAGTCTGCTGGATATGTCTTATTGTATCCGATACCGCCAACCTTTGCTGCGGCTAGAAAAACATAATCGGGCTTTTCGTAACGAAAGAATTCGTTGACTTGTTTTTGATTTCTCAAATCAAGGTTATCAGAAGTCGTTATATAATCATAACCATTCTTCTTCAACTGCCTCATCAATGCAGAGCCAACAAGACCTTTATGCCCTGCTATGTAAATCTTGCTATTATTGTCCATTGATACACATATCCTCTACAAGCTTTTCAAACGTAAACTTTGGTTTCCAGCCCAGCTTCTTTCTGGCTTTGCTGCTATCACCAAGTAGCGTTTCTACTTCTGCTGGACGGAAGTAACGCTCATTTACGCGAATGCGGACAATTCCGTCTTGATCGACACCAACTTCGTTTAGACCTTCACCTTCCCATGTGATGCGAATTCCAAAATATGGAGCGGCAGTTTCTACAAATTGTCTAACAGAATATTGTTCACCAGTTGCGATAACATAATCATCTGGCTCTGGCTCTTGCAGCATCAACCACATAGCTTCAACGAAGTCCTTGGCATGACCCCAATCACGCTTTGCATTGAGATTGCCGAGTTCAATACAAGATTGATATCCAGTAGAAATGCGAGAAAGACCGCGCGTAATCTTACGTGTTACGAATGTCTCACCTCTGCGAGGGCTTTCATGATTGAATAGAATACCTGATGAGCAATGCATATTGTATGCCTCACGATAGTTCTTAACAATCCAGAAGCCGTAAAGCTTTGCTACACCGTATGGAGAACGAGGATAGAATGGAGTCGTTTCACTCTGAGGAGTTTGCTGCACAAGACCATAAAGCTCAGATGTAGAAGCTTGATAGATACGAACGTCCTTCTCCATACCAAGAAGTCTTACGGCTTCAAGGATACGAAGAGTACCAATAGCATCAACCTGCCCAGTGTATTCAGGAATCTCAAACGATACCTTGACATGAGACTGAGCAGCAAGATTGTAAATCTCAGTTGGCTTGATTTCTTGAATCAAGCGAATGAGAGATGAACTATCGGTTAAATCCCCGTAATGTAAATTAATACGAGGGTAAATATGGTCGATACGATCAGTATTGATAGAACTGGATCTGCGAATAATTCCGTGAACATCGTAACCCTTTTCTAGAAGAAGCTCGGCTAGATATGAGCCGTCTTGTCCTGTAATACCTGTAATTAATGCCACAAATCTCATAGAAAATCCTTCAAGTTATCATTATCACGATGAATATTTATCGCTTCCGCGCGCGGGTATGGATTAGAAGAGTTGTAGTCGTTAATCAATACCCGTCTTGCATTATGTAGTCCCATGCATAGATTGTAGTTATAGAAGCCAAGAGACTTGAGCATCTTGTCTGTAACTTCTGCATGATCAGGATGACGAGCAGTTGTAAACCAAATCTGACAGCCCTTGTCGTGATATTCACGAATGCGCTTAACGTTTTCTTCTAGAACTACAGGAGACTTGTAGTAGCTATTATTACCATAACGAGATTGTGCCTTGATGATTGTGCCATCAATATCACAGAAGATAACGGGCATGTCGTTATACTTGTGCCAATCAGCAGCAGTACCAACATCTACGTAGTTTGTGACAGACACTTTCTTGAAGATTTCGCCTGAATATAACATATCTTGAATGATGTGAGAAACAAAGAATTCTCCATTTCGATGCCGTATCTTCTCGTATGTCTCAAGGTACTTATTTGCACTCTCAAACTTGTAAGCGCCAACACAGAAAGAATCAGACACTACGGCCTTTTCAATGATGTTGGTAATAATGTCTTGGTCATTATATCTCACGAAGCTCTTAGATGCAAGCTTATTCAACTGTTCATGATCACCAATGTTGGACACACAGACATAGTTTCCAGCAACAGGCACATGATCGAAGAATGAGTCACAATCTTTTACGATAAACTCAAAGTCAACATCATCCTTCAGCAACATGATATCGCGAAGAGCAACCTTGACTGTCTCAGCGGGGCCAGAAGTTGGCTTTTCTACAATAACGATATAAGCACCAGGAAGTTCACCGCGAACAAACTCCAGAGCGTTATACTTTTCTACATGCTCTTGCAGAATGACAACTGTGATATCGTGCTTGCCGATGTACGGCTCAACAGCCTTTACCAGCATCATCTTGTTATCATAGCCGAAGTGTAGATACTTTGGCTTTACATTCGGAAATCTGGTAGACAGACCAGCGGCTGGCACAATCACTTCCATAGTCTCTTAATCTCCTTCATAATGAAGTTATATTCCAATGAATCTTTCTCACAATGCAAATAGACGCGAAGCAACATGAGTATCAATAGATAATCATCATTCGCAATCGGGAACTTCTTCAATATATGTTCCTGTATGTTCAGCAGTTTCACATCCAGCATCACAGGATCACGACGAAGAAACCACTTACACTCTAGGTCTTGTCTCAGCTTCGCAATATCAAATACCCAAGAATCATACTTCAACGTTACAGCATCTATAAAATAGAAACGTCCTGAAGTTGAATGAATGATGTTTTCTAATGTCATATCGCCGTGATAGACAGACTTGGGCAATACCTTTGGTAGCTTGTCTATCAACTCTTCCTTAGTGAAAGGAAACATACCTGGTTCTATCCATGACAACATCTCATTATAGATGTTTGTATAGTCTTTGTCAACGCTTTTCGACGCAAACATGGTAAGTGTATTGACAAGGAACTCGTTCAAGTCTTTAATTGGATTATTGAGAAGATAGTTTCGCATATCTGTTCCATGGATATATTCCATGTCCATGATAGTGCCATCATAGTGATAAATTTTAGGAACGTCAACGTAACCTACGAGGGCTGAAAGTCTTTCATAGTTACGCTGAACATTCTCTATCTTGCGAACAAACATAACATCCGACTGCATTAGAGCCACAGTTGAGCCAGAATGTCCGCTTAGTTTCTTTAAGAGTTTTTCCATAGTTTCATATCATCACGAATGAGCGAATGAGGCGTACCATTATATAGACCAGGCGGGAATGGATTCTTCATATCAACATATACCAAATTCTCACCAGTTAACCCATGACGATGCAGATTTGCGCTCATCATATCTTCACCAATCATCGACACACCGCCTTCATAGTAGAAGCGTAGATATAGATATGTAGACATGTAGTCTGTCATGATACCGTTGCTACCAAATGCAAACTGGTCATTACCAAAATCTCTCATTGGAGTCATACGACAGTTTGGAATATACAGTCTGTTTTTATCTAACTGCTCAAACGGAATCACTCCATTGATAGCGTAGTCAAAACGAGTCTTCACAACCCAATTGTACTTTTCGTTCAATAGTTCATATTCGTTCTTTTTTTGTAAAGAATGGAACATTGAATAGAACATAGATACCGTTGCATGAGGCGGCCATCCCTTTGCATTTGGAGTATTAGTATACGTTTCGTCGTGCTTCTTTTTTGCCCAATCTGGAAAAGGTTTCTCAGCAACCCAACCTTTAGGATTGTACAGCTTGATAACATCATCCGTTTTATATACAGGATTGATCCAAGTATGAATGAAGATATCACAATCATAATGGTCTAACAGATTGCGCTTCATGTACTCGTATCCCTGCGCGTATGCGCGAGGCTGACCTGAAATACAAACTGCAATCTTCATGTACGTTTTCCTCTATACACATTCTGTAAAAACCATTGATTGAAACGATTTAGATCCCAAACCTTTTCATATGTGTATGGAAGAGGATCACAATTTGCGATGAGTTCCCAAGTAATAGGACTCTTATCAACTTCAATGATGGCATCCATAAAGCTATTATCACTCACATAGTCGTGCCTTGAGATGTATGAGCCTTCTTGGAAATCTAACGTCACTGTTGGTGAACCCCAATAGATTGGGACTGTTCTAGCAATAATACCATGCATAATCTTCTCGGTACAATAGCCAGGATAAGAACTGTTCTCGAAACACAATGAGAAACGGCACTGACGAAAGAAGTCGATCTTAGACTTCACATCACGCGGCAGCACACCGCCAATGTTATTGAATAGAGGACCACCAGACATGACAGGCTTATACTCGTTCAACATATGAAACATCTTGTTACGATATTCGGATGCGCCATTGCCTGCCACAAAGCCACAGAACCATGCTTTATCTTCATACTTAACATAATTTTCATTATATCGGTTTTGTGATAGCATATCAGGCACATTGTTTTTCTTCTGCACCCAATTGTCCAAAACATACAAAGGCAAACGATAGAATTGTGGTCCGTCCATGTGGTCAAAGGAGATAGCATGGTGTGCCACATAATTCCATGGTCGTCTGTTTTCGCCTGTGAAGAAAATCTTGACCACATGTTCAGGATTGTAGTCAAGATTGTTCCTACCATACGTTTCATCTGCAAAGATTAGATAATCAGGAAACTTATCATCTCGTTCAATGTCAAACGTCATAGACAATGTGTCCATGAAGAAGTCGTCCATGGTATTATAGTAGTCAGTAAATCCTAGCTTCAGCTTGGGCTTAGTCATCGTACTTTTCTCTAACCTTCTCTGCTAGACCTGCAACACGGTCATATTGATGAACAATACGGAATGGAATACCCAGACTGGTCGTCACAACACCATCATCGTCAATCTTTGGCTGATTGCAAAGATACTTGGTCTGATAAAGAAGCTGTGCAGTCGGATCATTTTTCTGGCCGATATCACCTGAACCAGAAGCAATAGCTCCAAGAGTCGTGCCTAGATTTACTGCCCAGCCTGAATCGTTTGTCGTGAACATTGTATTGTCTTTGAACGTTTCAATATTTAACAAGAAATTATACACCGCTTGATCTACGATTGGAATTGGACGATTGGTACTCAACTGTAGTAGAAGCAGCATCAAGTCTCTGACAGTTTTGTGCTTGCCTGCAATTACACCGACATTATTGATTTCATTATCCTTCATTTGATTATGAAAGAATGGACCAAAAGCTTGCAGATAGTTGTTGTTGCCCCATGGTTCGTCCTTATACTTAAGACCTTCACCAGCAGCAACAAGATCGAGTGTATCATCCATATGCAAGAAAGTCTGCGGGTTCATTTGAAATACAACATCACGAACATCTGTTGCGATAACGTAATCATAATCTTCCTTAGTTTCGTTCAGCACATTCCAGATATGAAAGAAACGTTCGACATGTGGAGGCATCTTACTGTTAGATGAATAGTTTCCTTCTTCATCTTTTTGTCCATAAGCAAGGATGTTTACGCCCTTCTCGGCTATCTTATTCAGTTCTTCTACTGTGATGTTGGTTGCAACAAGTGTGATATCGCCATCAAATCCGCTCTTCTGAATAGAGTTGATCCAATACTTCACATCATCATACTTGTATCCCGATGCTCCGCCTATGATTAAGTCTTTTGCCAAGGTAGTTCTCCATTATAATGATTAAGTTGTTCTGCATTGCCCTTGATAAAGAAATCAGCATTTACTGAACCTGGATTTCCATCTAGACGATAGCAAAGAGTATGTTTGCGATTTGTATCCCACTTTGGATTTTGTGCCAGGACACTATAAAGATATCTGCGATCACCGCCCCAACCAGAATGCCAAAGATGACAGGTCTTCTCTAAGAACTTTCTGTTGAAAGCAAATGATGATGTGTCTACAAGATATTGTGGATCATTGTGTGAGAAATAGATTGGCCACTTACCGAGTGCCTCGCAGTTGTCATCACAGACATAAGACTTGTCAGGATTGAAAATCTTACGAAATGAATAAGCAAAGTCATTACCGCGATCAAGTACCTCTACAAGAGAGGCAACATGGTCTGGCTCATACCAGTTATCTTCATCAAGGAAGAAGATGTAATCAGCATTGAGAAGATGAGGAACACCAGCATAGATACGATGGCCGTAGAAATCTCCGCCAGCTTTACCTGTGTTGTATGGCAAAGGCAAAAGATGTATGTTGCTTTCTAAGCCAAAAGGAATATGATTGACGACAGTATTAAAATAATCAATTCCATCTATAACAATCAAATGATTGATGTTTTTATATGTCTGCTTTTGAACGCTTTCGGCAGCATCAGCCAGTTTTGGAGAACCGATTGTGGGGGTAATAACTACCACAGATTTTTCAATAATGAGTTTCATGTTATATCCATAATGAAAGAGAGGACACTATTATATAGCATCCTCTCCGCAACGTCAACATTTTAGTTTAGTGAAATCAGACCTTTTTCAACCAAATAGCCTTCTTCACCAAGAGCATCTTCACTCTGATATTCTTCCATGAACTCTTTCAAGTTAGGAATAACGTCAAAGTGTTCTTTCTTGAAATAGACAAACAGTGGGCGAGAGATAGGATAATTACCGCCCTTGATTGCATCATATTCAGGAGCAATGCCGTTTATAGTAGCACCCTTGATAGCATTGGTATTCTCTTCAAGGAAAGAGAAGCCAAAGATACCTAGAGCGTTAGGATTAGCTTGAAGCTTTTGCACAATCAAGTTATCATTCTCACCTGCTTCGATGTATGCACCGTCTTCGCGAACAGACTTACATACCTTCTTTTCATCATCTGCGGATAATGTAAGACCCGCATTCTTTGCAGCAGCCTTACATTCCTTTTCGATGACAAGCTCAACGAACGAGTCGCGTGTACCTGACGTTGGCGGAGGACCTAGAACTTCAATCTTTGCATTGGGTAGAGACGGATCAATATCACTCCAGTTGATTACTGGATTTTCAACAATCTCTCCATCAATGATGATATACTTAGCTAATGCCTTGTATATCATCTCAGTTGTCAAAGCCATATCATCATGTTCTTTTGCCATTGCAAGAACAATAGCATCATAACCAATCTTGACTTCGACAGGTGTTACACCATTCTTTGTGCAAGTTTCAAGTTCATCTGGCTTGATTTTACGAGATGCATTCACTGCATCTGGCGTATCTTCACCAGCACCCTCACAAAACATCTTCATGCCGCCGCCAGTACCAGTTGCTTCAACGATTGGTGTCTTAGCACCAGTCTTGTTACCAAACTGTTCTGCAACGATAGTGGTAAATGGATAGACAGTAGACGAGCCAACGATACGTATTTGGTCGCGGGCTGCATACGCTGGTGCAATAGCTAAACCTAAAGCAACAGCAATAGTCATAATCTTCTTCATACACTTCTCCATAAAAAATCTGAGGCAGACCCATTTCTGCCTCAGATAATAGTGTTATTGACCGGCTAGCCAGTCTGCTTCTTCATTAGTATAAGGTATCATTACCAATGTCTCCTATCATAATAGGATTTGCGATCCCACTCACGTTGAAGCCATTCTAAGTGAACTTGATCGGTTGCTTGACAAAGATAATCATACATGCGATCTTGTTCACTCTTACGAGTGAATAGTTTCTTTAAAGAGTTGAGCATCACTTGTCGTCGTATTTTTCTGTTAGAAACTGCTTTGTAGAAGATTCTGGTGCAGCTTCACCGATATTAATCTTCTTAGGCTTCTTATCTTCTGGAATGAAACGTTCAAGCCAAATCTTCAGCATACCATTAATCAAGTCTGCATTCTTGATTTCAACAGTATCGGCAAGAGTGAACTGGCGAGTGAAAGCGCGGTCAGCAATACCCTTGAAGATGTAATTGTCATCGGTATCGTTGGTCTGAATGTTGCCTTTGACGGTGAGCTTACCGTCCTGCAATTCAAGTTCAAGGTCTTGCTTGCCAAAACCAGCAACAGCAATCTCAATAACGTAGGTGTTTTCACCAGTCTGCTTGATATTGTATGGAGGATAGGTTGGAATCTTAGGCATGGATTCTGCAAGTTCATTGAACTTTTTAAGCATTGGCTCGAAACCGATAGTCGTGTTAAGCTGCTTGGCAAAAGAGAAAGGATCGTAGTTTAACTTGTGCATGGTTAACTCCTATTAAGCAAGTTGTTTATGTAACTCTTCCCATTAGGCGAAGAGAGCGTGGGGTACGCAATACATGATCCCCACAATACTATATATAATACTTCATAGCTGAAATGTCAAGTGCTACCAAGAAGAAATCGCAACTCTTTTCCACTGATTTGTAGCTACGCAAACATACAAATATTCGCCATCCCAATAAATCTGACCAGCAGATCCAGCAGTTGCCGCAGTAGGAACAGTAGTATTGCTGGTCAGTCTTATGCTTTGCATAGTCAGACTACCTCCTAAAGTGGTAGTCGTATTAGGTAAGGCAGCATTAGCCTTAGCAAAAGCAGAATTTGCGTGAGTTCTGGCGGTATTGGCTTGATTATAACCAGCACTTGCGGAATCTGAAACTGCATTCGCGCTGTTTCTAGATGTGTTAGCTTGGTCATAAGAAGAAGATATCCATGTTATTGCGTTCACTCCACCTAGAGATAGATTACTTGTCGCAATAGAGTTTGCTGTAATCTTGGTCGAAGTAACGTTGATTTCCGTTTCATTTATAACGGTAGATGTGATTACGTTTAGTGTATTGGCATATACACTATCTGCTATAACAAAATTTGCATGGACATTTCCTGATTTCTCAACAGCAAACTTGCTAACATCATTGACTGTGAATTCTATGAGTTTTGAGTTGGCCGCTGATGTTGTGTCGGTGACTTTCATCTTGATAGCAGTGTTTACTGCACTTGCACTTGCTGCCCATCTTGCTGAGAGATTTGATAATGCTACTGCCATTAGTCTACTACCACTAAGTAATCTATCTGATAATCTTGGGTTGGCTGCCCTGTGAAATGTTCATCTAGTGCTAGCCAATTTCCATATTCACCTTCATCATAAACAACACTGTCTAATATAGATTGTCTGTTAAATAAAGGATCGTCCCAATAAGTAGGATTAAAATCAGAATCGTACTTATCTGCTATCTCAAAGTTTGTTAGAGTAAGAACAGTACCAGAATCATCACCAACGATAGTTGATCCGACTCCGATACTGCCTCTTATATCAATCAGTATGATAAGTCCATTAGCTGCGTAATAGTTCTTCACTCTGGCTTGTGAATTGCCAGAACGAACTATCTCGTTGAACTTCCAGGTCATGAACCGCCGCCTGCTCCACCACCATACATATAAACGTCAGGAGAGTGTCCTGATGGATTTGTAGAGCCAGTAAGATGTATTACAAAACATCCTGCCAAATCGTCAGCGGCAATATCTCCTACTGCACATATAGCTTTTTTGTTTTCAACATATATATTTGATGCGCCCGTTACAGCAGATAATGCTCCTAGATCACAGTGAGTATCTATGTCGCCTTCGACAGCCCATAAAATACCGTTAACAAATACGGTAGATTGACCAATAACTTTTGTTTTTGCTCCACAAAATCTTTCGTCATTATGTCTATGGGCTTGTGGCATGTTATGCTACCTTTCTTGGTCTTCCTCTACCGCGCTTCTCAATAACAGCGTCAGTAGAAGGCATTGTATTTATACCTGTTGAACCTAAACCGCCAGCGCGGTCTGTCTTCTGAGTTGGCGCTTCATCAATTTCCCAAAGCACATACTCTTCCTTCTTTACAAGTTCGGCCTGTGCGATACGGTCGCCGTGCTGAATAGACTGGTTTACATCTGAATTGTTTGTAAGGAGAATGAATGTCTCTTGTATGTAGTCGGAATCAATGACAGCTTCAAGATTAGCTAGAACCAGACCTTGCTTGTAAGAAAGGCCAGAACGCGGATGAATGCGAACTGAATATCCTTCTGGAATGTCAAAGATAAGTCCTGTAGGAACTAGAATGCGATCACCTGGCATAATACGAATAACACCAGTAGACAAAGGTCTTGTGAAGGGCGCGTTGTACTTATTGTAGCCTGCATATTCGCTCTTACCCTCAGCTTGAAATGAAATGTCAAAACAAGCTGATTGCTTTGTAGCAAACTTTGGCAATACGATATTAGGGTCTGTCTTATAAATGTTCAATCTATTCATGATATACTCCGTTGTCATCTATTATTAAGTTACTTCTTCCCAGTCGATAGAGCCGATGCAAGTGTCGCCGTTGCCATAACCCGCAACAGCTAATACGAATGTTGTGTTTGTTCCTGTAAAGCTGTTTCTTTCAAGCTGGAATTGGAACTCGTTATCTGATAGCTGAATGGCATTACCGCCCTGTTGAGCGACATATGCAAATCCGTTTACGTGTGATGTGCCGCCAATCATTGAAGCAGCATTTGTATTATATTGTACGGCCGAATCTGAACCAGCACTTACCCATGTGCCACCAACAACATTTGCTCCAGTTATAATTCTATAAGCGATTCTTGTTCCGTTTCCTGTTAATCCAAGAACACTAATATTTTTCGGTACAACTATAGCATCGGCTCTTTCAGATTTCAAGCGTAAAGCTACGACAGGATAAAAATCACCGGCTGTTGCTAACGTATATGATGTATTTGGATTTTGACCTGCTGTTTTTGGTCTTCCGCGTAGTTCGTATCCGCCTTCCGACATTACAGAAGCACAAATGATACGAAGATTGCTGTTATTTGTTGTTGCGGATGTATTTTGAATTTCACAACGGATAGGTAAACATGCCGTTGTCATATAGGTGTTGTCTATTATGTTTGCATGATTCCAGGTATGACAATGAATGAGTTTGCCATCAATAACAAATCCAGCGCGGACTGAACCAACGCCAAGCCATTCGATATCATGAAAAAGAATTTGTGCTTTTGTTAGGTCTAAAGTAAGACCTGATGGATTTCTATTAGCAACTGGAGTTCCATCCGATGCTGGGCCAGTATTCGATCCATCTAATGTGTCTATATTCCAATCGGATTGTGCGACTCTTGTTTCCGTCACTGTACCATTAGATTTAGATCGTCTAACAAAATAGATATCGTATCCGTCTTGTTCTAGGTATACACCATTTTCTGAACCAAAATATCCATATCTCTGTCTTAATCCTGTCTGAGGTGCAGCCATAACAAATGTCTGTAAAATCTGGAGAGACTTACCAGGTTGATATGCAAACACGCGATTGGATTCACGGTATACATAATTACCGTTAGCTGTACCTACAGAACATAATACAGAAGATGAGTTTGCATCATGTGTAACAGTTGTACCTGCTGAATTTGATGTACCAATCTTACCGTTGTCTTGATATCTGTGAAATGAATCGAACAGGGTAAGAGGTTGTGATACTCTTGCGCGGCCGAAAGCGTCTACTGCCATACCTGATGGATTGGCTGGACCGATGACGTTACCGTATTGATCGGCCAACATAACAACTTCAAAAAGTGTCTTTTCTTGTGGTAGATATGTATTGGTATCTTTACGGAACTGAGCCATAGTTTAGTCTTCCTTGCGCTTCTTACCTATGTTGTATTTAGCTACAAGGTTCCACTCGTTCTTTTCTTTATGTGAAATAATCTTAATCTGGGACAGAGGAGCAACTGGATTTGCGCTCTTGCTCTTGTCTACCAGACCGACTAGTTCCCACTCATGTAGAAGATTTGCTATGGTATTAAGACGACCCTTGTCATCATCTGTAAAGTCAGACTGCTTTCCGTCTAATAGAAAGAGTTGCTTGAAATGGACTATATAATATCTACCTTGCTTATGAAGTATATGACAAGATTGATAAAGCGTCTTGTCTTTTTTAGATGCTACTCCAATACGTGATAGCGTTTCACGAACTTTTAGAAAGTTGTCTGGATCAGGTAGTAGCACCTCCACTAATTCGTTTATGTCTAACATTCAAACCACCTTTATTTAAATTCTTTTTGATCTGTTCGATCTGAGCGTTAGACAAAATGGACAAGGCTTCTTTGGCCTTTTCATTTGAGTAATTGTAATACTCTTTTACCAAATCCAAGTTTTCAAGAGTCTCACGCTTTTGCCATTTCTGGAAGGGTCTTTTATACGCCCTTACTTTATTTAGCAAATAGTGGTATTGAAGAAGAGGATCTGCTGAAGGCAGCATGTTCATCTGATTTGCGTCCATGACCATATCCAGATGAAAGGATATGGAACGGTTAACGACGAACGGGACATAATCCCGTTCGTTCTCAGCGGTAATAACTATCTTCTTGGTCTGCTGAATAGAAGGTATGATATCTTTAAAGAGGTCAGGCATTTGAATTCTCATAGAAACTATCCAACGTAATCTTGGAGTTTCTTACTGATCGTTCTTCTTTGATCCACTCGTTTGCTTTTTTATAATATTCTTCTGTCATCTCTATACCCACAAATTTTCTACCTAAGTTTTCGGCAGCAATACATGTTGATCCAGAACCCATACAGTTATCAAGAACAACTTCTCCTGGATTTGTATACGTCTTAATGAAGTATTCGATCATAGGAATAGGTTTTTGAGTTGGATGAAACTTCTTAGGATCATCATTGTTAGTAACAGGAAAATGAAGAACATCTCTTGGATATCTTATCGTAGATCCACCTGGATTTCCTAAATGATTTTCTATATGGTTATAGTTTCTTTTTACCTTTGGCGCAGGCACATTGTTCTTGGGAGATACAGCATTCATCGGCTTGTGACCATCTGTCATCTGAGGATTATAGACAGGAAGCTTTCGATAAAATATCAGAACATGTTCATGACACTTCATGGGCATCTTCTTCGCATTTAAATGCCCTGTCGCTTTGTTTTTTTCCCAAATCCATTCATAACGAAAGTTTTTAAGATTAGAACATGCAAGTACCTTATCGAAAGGAAACTGCGCTGTAAGAACAATTGCGCCGTCAGACTTAACGATACGATTATAGTTTTTCCAAAGATCATCGAAAGGAATTATAATGTCCCAAGGATTCTGAGTTGTACCATAAGGCAGATCACAGAATACCATGTCAATCGAGTTATCAGGAAAATCTTTCATCACATCTAAACAGTTGCCCAGATATGTAACATTAGTTTGCATGACCAATCTCAAACTTAGTGATATTCTTTGGATTAATAACTTGAAAATCGTCTCTATGTGTTTTAGAACGAATGCCTTCAATGTCATAAGAGATGTTAACCTCAAAGACCTTGTTCTTAAAATACTTTTCTATAACTATATTAACATTCGCGCGATCTTTACTTTTACCAACATCATTATAATTTGTTACTTTTCCTGATCCATCAAAAACAGGAACAATACGAGGATAGATGTTAACAAACAGAAGAAGTTCGGGATTAACGATAGAAGAATCCATAATGCGATGAATTTCGCCTATCATACCACTAGCATAATTCTTAGCATTCTTTGCAAAGGAAGAATTGATGCTTTTACAAAGCATAAAAACTTTTGCCTTGCCGTTCTTGAAACCCACGATATCAATTTTGAAAGTGCCGTTGATTCCATCTTTTCGTAGAATCCATTCGTGTTTCCATTCATAGTCTTTGTATTCTGGATAGTTATTAAGAAACTCTTCCAAAACTGCCGAATGCATCTGAATAGTTCTGACATTTGATCTGATATTACTAAAGGTACTCTTGATGAACTCTTTAAAATTTTTAGAAACGTTTGTCATGTTTTCCTCTACTGCATTATCTTCAAAGCATAGCATCAATTATACTCACAGTCAACCATAAGTTCTGTTAAGCAAGCAACTAGATTGATTTCTTGATCGGCAACAAACGCAGCCTGATACTGATACCTAGAGATGATTACAACCGCTTGCGGAATACTCTCAGGCTTGAAATACTCGTACAAACTATCGTAGATTTTGCGATAGATACGCGCAGGCTCAATGTCAGAGTTAGCTACACACCACTTACGCATATCGCCAAAGTTCTTATCCTTTAGATGCTTGACAAGATCACCAATCTTTCTTACATCCGAAAGCTGCGCTACAATGCCAGCGTCAAGAGAGCCAGAGCTAGAATAACGCTGAAGCTCATTAAGAGTACGACGATAATCGGGGAAGTATTTCTCAATGATCTTAGCAAGAACTGCTTTATCATATGTTACCTTTTCCTGAGTTAGGATATTTTCCATGCGCTTCATCAACTGCATGGCCATCTTTGCTTTCTCATCATTCTTCAATGCGAAGTCTATCACAGAACAACGAGAATGTAAAGCTTCGATTAGACGAGACTTGAAGTTACAGGTAAAGATGAATGTACAATTCTGAGAGAACTCTTCGATTGCACCACGCAAACCTGCCTGCGCTTCAGGAGTCAGATAGTCAGCTTCGTCTAGAATGATGACCTTGCGACCACCAGTCAAAGACACAGTAGACGCATAACCCTTGATCTTGGTTCGCAGCATATCAATACCGCGTTCCTCAGAAGAGTTAATGAAGAGATGATTGATACCAATCTCTTCACACATGGCAACAGCAACGGTTGTCTTACCAACACCCGCTGAACCAGTGAGCATGAGATTAGGAATAGAGTTGGTATCTACATATTCCTGAAACGTCTTCTTCAAACGATCAGGAAGAATGCAGTCAGCGACAATATGTGGACGATACTTCTCTACCCACAAAAACTCTGACATTACTTCATAACTCCATCATAGAACTCTTCAAACTGACGGTTCTCTTCTTGCTCTTCTGCATAGTTGGACTTGAAGTAAACCTTAGCCATGCGGCGAATAATCTTCTTGTCCACACCAGTCTTGTCAGCAACATTGTTAAGTGCTTCCTTTTGAAAGTCGCGCTCAGAAGCCACGCGCGTCATGCTATCATTCATTTCACGAATAGCATTCTTCAACTCTGTCTTCTGAATCTCAGTCAGAGAGTTGATACTAACAAAAGGCTTATTGTGTCCAATACCAGCCATCACTTAGTCTCCAGTGCAATGAAATACTTAATCTTGTTCTTGAATACACCGCTTGTCAAAACAAACTTGGCAAATGCACCAAGCTGAAGTTCAATATCATAGTCGCCAGGAACAAGCTTGATATTCTCAACCTTGAATGACGCAATGAAATCTTCACCGTTATAATCATTCAGCTTGAATGAAGCATAGTTAGAAGTATCATTTGCCTTCTCATGCGTCTGCAAACGAATCTCACCATTCTTACCAACAACGGAAAGATGAGTCAGATTGTTCATTGACGCAAGCTTGAGAAGCTTTGAGAGTAGAGTATTTGTGAGAGTGAAGCTAACATCAGTCTGCTTCAACTTCAATTCCTTGTCAGGCGGAGAAACAATAAGATTAGGAGAACACGAATAATAATTAAACGTGATGTTACCATCATTCATGGTAACAGCCTTATCATCAAACGTGAGGTCGGGATTTTCCAGGGTAGTGACATTACCAAGGAACTGATTTAGGTCATAAATACCAAACTGATTTGGAATGGCATCTTCCAGTTCAGCTTCGACCAGAATAGACTTTTCGGGAGAGATAGTCTTTTGAACATTGCCCTTCTGCAAGACAAGTCCAGAGTTGATTGCAGAAAAGTTCTTCAATACACTCAGGGTGTTTTCACTAAGCTTCATAATATAATCTCCAATAGTTTAGTTTACGCTGCTAGTATAACAGGCTTTTGCGGACCTGTAAAGACTTTTAGCATGTGTTCAATATCAGCTTCCAATGAAGAGATAGTAGAAATGTTGTCTAGCTGATAATCAGTAGGCGAACCAATCCATGCCCATTCGGAATAGTGTACATGAGGATAATCTTCCACCATCTTCGGTGTGCCTGAATAGTTGAACTGATCGACATTGCTATAACGAGCAGTTTCATACCACTCAGGATCATCACCTCGCTTGACACGCACAACGAATCCACCCATACGCTGGATGAAATCAATCTCATTAGGAAAACGAACATCAGAGATGACCACATTCTGGTACATACCTAACTTCTTTTCAAGAGCAAGAATCCACAGGTCAGGATGAAAAGTATCTCGACCAGCTTCGGTGCCCATGATTTGCAGCATGTTGCGAGGAGTAATATGCTTGCCAGTCTTTGCAGACCACCATTCATCCTTGGTCTCGCGGAACACTCTACTCTCTTCTGTATCGCCTTCAAGAAGGGCCCGCGGCCATCCGAAGATGGCCGCTGTAGCATCCTTTACCGCGTCTGCAAATGCAAGCTTGGTAAAGCCCTTCTTCTCTACTAGAATATCAGCGACAGTGCCTTTACCTGAACCGATAAAACCAATAGTACCAATAATCATTAGAGATTTCCTGTAAGTTCTGCAATCTTTGGCATGTTGCCTGTGAATGCATATGTTCCCATGTGAGTGGTTCTCATCCAAGGACACAACCAAATTGAACCGCCAATCTTTCTCCAATACTGGCAGAACATATAGTCCTCAGAAAGATAACGATGAGATGAATTGACTTCCTTATCTAGGAGAGTCTTTGCCAACTCTTCAACATTCTCTCCCTTTGCTGCTGCTTCAAGAAGTAGATGTACCTTGTCAAAAGGTTCACCGCGATCAATGACAGTATCAAAGTATGCGTGAATGTAACGAGAGCCATCAAAGTTAGCCTGACCGACATGATCTGGCTTATACGTGAGATTAGGATAAGCATCCTTAAACTTATCAAAGACTTCACGCTTGATTAGCATATAGCCTGTGCCGATTTCCATAACCTCAAGAGGTTCAGTCACGCGGAAAGACTTTGTGCCAGGAACTGGATTGAAGACATAATCGCCAGTCAAAGCATCTAACTCTCCAGCAGAAGTAGTTGGATTCTTAACGAGAGCTTGTGCGATGTTGCGCCAGTTGATAGACTTCTTAGGATATGGTGCACCAATTACTTCCTTGTCGAGAGCAATAAGGGCCAAAACATCCTGAGGATCAAAACAAATGTCGGAGTCGATGAAGAGTAGGTGTGTAAAGTCTGAACGCAGAAATTCATCAACCAAATAGTTTCTTGCGCGAGTGATTAGTGATTCATTGAAGAGAAATGAAAAGCGAACATCAATGCCATATTGCATACAAAGACCCTGCAAATCTAATGCAGCCTTCGCATACATACCGTGACACTGGCCGCCATACATAGGTGTAGCAACGAATAGCTTACACTTTCTCAAATCTTCAACTTTGACCTGTAATTGCATTATAAAACTCCATGATAAAAAATAAGGAAGGACACTAGTATATAGTATCCCTCCTGATAGAGTCAAGTCAATTAGGCAGCAAAACGATAAAACATCTTACGCTTGCCGTTGACCTTGCGGTAGTTGCTATAAATCGTATGACCTTCCATGGTGCGGAGGTCATAGACTCGCTTACTAACGCTAGCCTTAGGCACTCCGGTCAAACGAGCAATCTGAGCAACGGTAATACCAGCGCCCTTATTGTTCTGACGGAGAACCTTAGCAACCTTACGAATCTGAGACATTCAATAACTCCATAATAAACGAACCGATTGGATAGAAAAGCAGGCAGTGTGGGCGGTTCTTTACCACACTGCCTGCATTATACATCAGGCTTTACCTAATGTCAATTAGAAAGGCACCTCTTCACCATCAACAACATTGGTGATCGTTTCATCAGTCTTCGGAGCGATAGTTTCATCCAGCTTGGTGTAGAGGTCAAAGAAGCCGTTCTTGGTATCCACGTCGAAGCGGTTCAGACAAAGCTTGATTGCCTTCTCACGATCCTGACCGAAGATGGCATAGGCTTCGCAGATATGAACCAGTCGGCGAGTGGAGATGATATCAGACACGGCACCATCGTAGAACGCCTTACGGATCATGTCAGCCCAGTTGACCAGCTTGTCGGCAAAGTCCTTGTCTTCAAGACCAGAAGACTTGAGGACATTGTTGAGGATCTTGGCTTCGGTCTTGACGGGCGGATATTCCTGCTCAAACGTGATAGAGAAACGCTCGAGGAAGGCTTCGTTCATGACGTTGGTACCGATGAAGCGACCATCGTCGGAACCCTTACCCTTGGTATTAGCGGTAGCAAGGATGTTAAAGCCAGGAGCAGGCGTTACAACTCGGTTGATCTTCTTGAGGTAGATCGGCTTACCTTCGAGGATCGGCTGGAGACACATAAGCTTGGCATCGCCAAGGTCAACCTCGTCCAGCAGTAGAATTGCACCGCGTTCCATGGCAACAATGACAGGGCCGTTCTGCCAGACAGTCTTACCGTCAATGAGACGGAAGCCACCGATCAGGTCGTCCTCATCAGTTTCCTTGGTAATGTTGGCGCGAACCAGCTCACGATTTTCTTGGGCGCAAATCTGTTCAATCATCATGGTCTTACCGTTGCCAGAGAGACCAGTCACATAAGTCGGATAGAACTTACCAGACTTGATAATCATGCGAACATCAGGGAAGTGACCGAAGGGAACGTAGCCGCTGGCCTTAGTCGGCACCAGAGAAATCATCTCGGTGCTAGCATGAAGAGCCATCGCCATATCTGCGTGATTGGCAACTTCGGTAACCTGAGAAACAGGAACAGCCGAAGCAATCTCAGAGGCAGCAATGGTCTTAGCAGACTTCACGGCCTTGACAGCCTTAGCCACAGGAGCAACCGCGGCAGTGTCATCAAGAGAATAAACACCGCGACCAACGCGGACAGCATCATTCTTGGTAAGCCACAGAGGATCCTTCAGATTGTAGTCAGACATGATCTGGACAATCTGCTGGCGAGTGATGGTCTTGATATCCCCGAATTCCGCACGGATAGCGTTAAGGAACGGGGTCTTATCAACAGGGCGCTTAGCCATTAGGTATCTTTCCTTGTTTCTCAGTTTACTTGGATATTATACATGGATAGGATGATTTGTCAAGCGGCAATTCGCTTGACAAACCGAGAGAGTAGAACACGGGACACAGCCTTCTTTTCCGAAAACTTGATGAATTCCGAAGCAATCTTGCGCTTGCTCATATCGGAGTTGACATTAAGATTTCCAGAAGACACGTTCATGGACTTCGGATTGAGGATATAGTATTCATCATATCCAGCAGTAGTAACGCCGAAGAACCCATTAGACTTCCAGTCGGTCTGGCACTTCTTGAAGGCATCATTGTTACCATAACCGTAGAACTGGCGGTACATGGAATCAAAGCCGTAAGAAGAGATATAGAAGCCAATCAGATTACAACCAGTCCGTTCCTTGAGAACTCGGAGAAGAAGACTGGTCATGTCTCTCTGACCATACGGAGCATTACGATACCAGCTATCTCCTGACGGACGGACATCGTAGTTCTTTTTCGTAATCTCGTCCTGAAGAATGAACTTTCGGTTCTTCTTTACAGAAAAAGTAGGAACGCCGTGAACCGAACCAATCGGATCAGATTCGCCGTCAGTCAGGAAGATTGTGTTAACAATCTGAACCTTAGACCGAGCCTTGAACCGATTGATGATAAGATCGGCAGTGCCGATACACTCATTGAGAGGAGTAGAAGACATGCCGTCACACTTGAGTCGACCGCCGCAAGCCATAACATAAAGATTGAACATTGCGTCATTGTATTCGGCAACATTCATCCGCGAAGACAGAAGGTTCCGAGCAACAAAGTCATCAAATTCAAACTCGTTAGGATTGCTGGTGAAAAGACGAGAGTGTTCGGACACTCGGCCATTTTCCATGTCATAGGTGTTACTAGAACGGAATGAATATACTTCAAACGGAATCTGAACCCGCTTGCAGAACATGGTCAGGGAAATCAACTGCTTTACAGTCTTTTTTAGATGGACATCCATGGAGCCAGACCAGTCAATGAACATGACAAAGCCATGATTCTTACCAGTTGCAACCGAAGTGATACGACGGAACAGGTCGTCATTATACTTGTATGAATGAAGCTTGTTGGTATCAATCACACCAGTCTTAGACACTGAAGTCCGAGCATATTCATCAGCCGACTTCCGCATTTCAAATTCCTTCACCATGAAGGAAAGCGAAGCGGCTTCGTCCGACTTGAACTTTTGCAGGTCAGCACGAACTTCCTTCAGCCATTCCTGGTTCTGGAACTTAGCGACACACTTGCGCTGGTCAGCCAGCACAATTTTATAGTCATAAACAACCTTATCGTAATCAATCGGACGCGGAATCTTTGTATAGATATACTCATCATCCGAGTCTAGCACAAGGTCATTCTGACGTTCCTGCCAAGCCTTTTCGGTCTCAGACTCAGGAATGTCTGTTTCACTCTTAGCACCAACGTCTAGAGGATTATCATCCTTTGCACCAGAGGCGTCACCACTTTCCGAAGAATCGGAATCTTCGTCCTCATCTTCACCCTCGTCCTCATCCTCGTCCTCGTCTTCATAATCAGAAGAACCAGAACCAGACGTGGTGTTTTCGTCCTCGTCCTCATCGGCATCATCATCGCCGTAATCATACTCAGAATCGTCTTCCTCATCACCAGTCTCATCAAACTCGGTGCGGAAGTCATTTATTTCCTGTTCTTGCTCTTCCTGCTTTTGCTTAGACCAAGCGAAGATTTCCTCAGTGAGAGTCATGACCTCATCAAAAGTTTCGGCCGCTTCAACCTTAGCAAGCCAAACCTTTTCTTCGGCATTGAACTTGATACCAAGCATTGCGCCGCCCTTACAATAGATATTCAGGCGGTCAATAAATGACATAGAGTTAACGTCACGGGTAAGAGTGCCGAAGAAATCCTTCTGAATTAGTTCAGCATAGCCCTTGACATAGTTTCGACGGGAACCAGGGAAGCGGCGCTTCTGGCGCTTGTCAATGCGGGCGTCTTCAATGACGTTCAGAAAACCCTTGACCGCACCGACAGCACGATTGGAAGTAGAACCAGCAATGCGCTTTGCAATGTCAGTGATAGCATCCATCCAACCCTCGGGAGGAGTATCAAGAGCATGGCCGACCTCATGGACAACCAGCATATCGTACAAGTCTTCCGACATTTCGCGCCACAGGGGCAGCATCAAAACACGATTCTTAACGTCAAACCAAGCAGTCTTGGCCGACGGACTGTGCTGTACAGTAATATTTTCCGTAGCTAGCAGCTTAGCCAGCTGACTCTTAGCACTATGATTATGTGTTACTTCCATTATGTCCTCTTGATTATGGACTTATCTTATACGAATATGCGGCTGAGGTCAATCTTATTCTTCACCCATCATCTTCCGATGAATACGGCAATTTTCTAACCACTTCTTCCGATGAAGCTTTTCAAGCTTTGACCAGAAGGCGCGGAACCTCTTAATGAATGTCATCATATACTAGATATGGGGATGGCAAGTCGGATTTACAATGTCTTAAAAAGCATACCAGCCATACGCTGGACGCATGGCTGGTGGCTAAGTGATTGATTTTATTGGGTTCGGCTAAGTCTTTGATATCTTTTTGAGAACCATCCCGTAATTGTTGACCTTAGGTAACTTTGAAAGATCAACGCCTGGTTTCAGTCTCAAACGGTTATCATCTGGCCCGAGTCCAAGGTTTCTGCGGATCTGTAACTGTTCTGGATTCAATTCCCGCTCTGGCTTCTGGAACGGAAGGTAGTCAACATGATGATGCCAACGCCCGTACTTCCAAACTAGCTTGGCTACATCAGGGTGCATATCAACTAGCATCTGAGACTTGTTCACTGTACCAGTTGCATTCAACTGACCGTCACGCCACTTGCTCTTATCTAGATCACCTTCAGCGTGATAGAACTCAGCAGTGTTGCCACCCTTGACGGTTTGTGTTGCAGACTTTCCTTGTAAAAATGCATTGAACTGAATTGTGCAATCACCATCTTTCAAAACTCTGAGGCAAATATCCGTGTCTTCGTTGTATCTACCACGCCAACGATGTTTACAATCGTTGCGAATGAGTAGAGTAGAATAGATACGAGTGTTTGGTGTAAAAGGATAATATGCCTGATTGGGCGCAATGAAGAACCGATATTGAAAGCCTGAGATAGGAACATTCTCAAAGCGGTCAACAAAGTCTTCTGCGGCCTTGAAGATTACACCAGACTCCACACGAATGCGTTGGTTCTTATGCAAACGATAGAAGTCAGAAATGTTATCGTCTAGCACCCAATGAGAGGTTGCACCAATTGACATTGAATGATCCCAGCACCAATTTCTAGCGCGACCAGGACCGTCGCCATGATTAGAAAAAGGAGCAACAAGTAAGGTAACGTACTCACGAATGTTAAATGCATCCAGAGCTTCATCATATAGTTTTTCATCTTGTGGCTCAATGGCAATGTAATGCGGAATCTTCATACGCGCGAGTGAGCGCGAGGTATACATTGTATCATGTCTACCCTTAGAAATAATATAAACTGGATGAGTCGGGTTCGTCATTCTTCAAACCAACGCTTCAATGAGTTTTCGTCCTTGTCGAGATGTGGATACCACATGCTCTTAGTCTTGGGTGTAATGTTCTGCTCTTCATCCATATTCTTATACTTTGAGACAAATTCATCAAAGTCTTCTTTTGAACGGAAGTGAAGATAGATTGTCTTGAACGGAGGATTGTCCTTCTGTTCAAACTCTGGCATTCCTACCCAAAGCTTTTCGCGTTCGCTTTCCTCAGTCTCTTCAATCTCAAAGAGTGCTGCTGGCTTTGCAATCTCTTCCTTCTTGCCTAGAAAGTTATCATATTCAGTCGTCTCTTTTACTGTCATGTCATCAACCTGCTAAAGTTTCTAATCTTCTCAAATCGGTAAGTCTTATCGAACTTATCGGCAATCGTATCAGTCTTGTGTGATATAATAAACGTATTTGTATCGTCTGTCAAGGTCTGAATGATCTTTAGGAATTCGTCAGTGCCATTTGCATCTAAACTTCCATCTAAGATTTCATCCAGTATCAACAGATTGGTATTCACGCTGTTCTTCATCTTGGCAATGGAACGCCAGGTAAACATCAATGCCAAATCAATACGTGTCTTCTCGCCTTCTGAGAAATTGGCATAAGCAAACTCATCACGATATCTAGACTTGATGACCTCATTGAAGTTCTCATCAATGTTAAAGTTAACGAAGAAACCCATTCTATCTAGGTACTTGTTTACCAGCTTATTGATAATTGGCACATACTGCTTGATAATCTTTGTCTTGATGCCGCCGTCCTTGAGTAGAGACATAGCCGTATCAATTAGCTTTCTTTCATTCAAGCGATGTTGAATGCCGTTACTTAATGTTGAGATATCAGTGATAGCAGACTTCAATTCTGTTTCACTGTCCTGAACTAGCTTGTCAGCATTTGTAATCTTGGCAATGCTATCCTCAATATCATTCATCGTGGACACGAAATGCATCATCGTCTGCTTGTCTGCTTTGATTTCAGCATTGATAGCCTGAATGCGCTTAGACTTTTGTTCTTTGTCGTTTATCTGTTCTAGAATAGTGTTTGATTCATTTTCCATCTTCTGTGCGGCAACAAGTGTAGAAGTGGCCTCATTCAATAAATGAGAGATGCGCGCCCTCTTAAAATAATCATCAATGTTTTGCTTACACGTTGGGCAATTATCCGATGATTGAAGGAACTCTCGTTCCTTTTCATTGCGCTTTGCTTCATTGTCCCAAGAAGCAATCTGTCTGATAGCTAGCTCATATGTTTGGCGTAGAGTAGACATATCAGCAACTTCTTCAAGCAGCTTTTCTTTCTCTTCGGCCAGACCTTTTACCTTGTCTAACAAATTCTTCTTTTGTTGTGCAAGGTCATCGTGCTGCCTTTGCAGTTCAGTAAGACGGTCATCGTTGTTTTGTTTGAGACTAGCCAGTGTGCGCTCAACATATGTCTTCTTGTCTTCCGCAGACTTTAACAGAATGCGAAGCTGTTCAAGGCGTTCCTTGTTCTCTTGCCAACGCTGCTTCACTAGAAGATTCATCACTGAGAAGATTTGAATGTCCAGCAAGTCTTCAATGATGGCTCTACGGTCAGCAGGAGTCAACTGCATGAAAGGAGTGAATGATGCTGAACCAAGAATGACAATCTGACAGAATGACTTCATGTTCATCTTGAGGATAAAGTTTTCAAGATATTCCTGATAGTCGCGCGAAGCCGAGTCTTGATTCAAGAGAGTATCATCAACATAGATTTCAAAGATGTTCGGCTTGATGCCACGGATGATCTTGTACTTCTTGCCGTATGCACTAAACTCAATCTCTACACGGCAGTCTTTACCATTCACGCTATTGACCAACATAGGCTTATTGATCTTACGAAATGGCTTACCAAACAAAACAAAAGTAAGTGCGTCAAGAATGGTAGACTTACCATGCCCGTTCGCACCTACAATCAGATTTGTCTTGTTTGCGTTTAGTTCAATTTCAGTCCACGCATTACCAGTTGATAGAAGATTCTTCCATCTAATCACTTCAAATGTTATCATTCTTCAACTCTTCATCTTCTTCCTTCAAGAATCTCTCAAAATCCTCTTGCATCTTTTTTTCTAACTCTTGCAACTTCCGATCAAGTTCAGGTTCTGCTTTACGGTCTACACCAGGAAAAACGACTTCAATCTTCTTCATCTTGACATAATCCTCATACAATAAAAGAAACTATTGTCGGTGAGACATTCGCGCCATGTGGCTATCTCAATATAGAATGCAAAGCCAATGATAATCAAGAATGCGGCAATCGCAAAGTAGTATTTCATTCATACTTTTCCCAATAACGAGTGTCGTAATACTCTTTCAACACTCTTCTATATTCAGCAACTCTATCTGGGCATTCTTTCTCAATAAGATTGAAGTATTCGGTAACTGCATCAATGCCTACAAGTCCATGCAGATCGTACATAAGCTCAAGGTCGAACGGTTCATCGGTTATGATCATTCAGCGGCTTTCAACTCAGCAACCTTTGCTTCCGCTTCTTCACGGGTACGGAAGTAATAAGGATATCCACGTTCACCGTCTAAATCTTCTTGCCATACTTCGTCAAGATGTTCACCATTCACTCTTACAGCATATCGGTCAACATATTCTTCTTCGTTCCAAAGTGCGCCCTCACCTTCAATCGTAAAGAAAAGTTTACCCACAATCTCAAACTCATCAATCTTGTAAGTATTTTTGCCGTCAGGATAACGATACCATTCATTGCCATCAGCATCAACCATCTTAACTTTTTCAGAGTTCCAGTTCTTCATAACATTCAGAACCCAGAACTTATCACCAATGTTGTATGTTAGATACGGCTCTTCACTCATTCTATGTTTTCCAATGACATTGCTTCGGTATAGATTTCACGCATGTAATGTTTCATCTTATCAGATTCAACAGGCAAAGTCAAGCCTTGAATGTAGTTATCTAGAATGGTAAGTGTGTCTTGCGCTTCGTCTACCAGTTCATCCACATTGTTATCTATGAAGCTATTCACATCTTCAACAATGGAAATATCTGCCGGCTGTTCCTTGTACAACTTGTCCAACAACATATCAAATGCATATGGATTAGTCTTGTTCACACAAACAATCTTTACATAACAATCCTTATACTTGGAATAGTCTGTTGCGGCAATCTTTTCAAGAATGTCTGGGTTCTTCACATCATCGTATGCGACCATATGAAATATGCGAAAAGGATTGCGATGAAAATCCAGAACACGGGTTTCTGTATCAAACGTAACAAAACCCCTAGGGTCATTATAGTCAGACCATATATGCTCGCACAAAGCACCAATATAATGAATATTGTCCCGATTACTGCGGTGATGATAATGGCCAGTAAGAACACTATCAAACCTTCCAAAAATTTTGTGATTCCATCCATGGTCTGATAACATTCCTTTCTGCATCTCAAAGCCATCAAGTTCAAGGTGAGCAATACAAACAGCAGCCTTAGATTTCTCTACGGCATCATAACACTCTTTCTCTGCTTCCTTGGTAATCCATGGTAGTAGAAAGATATCAAACCCATCAATGGTAATTGTGGTTGGGCTAGAATAGGTGTGAATGTTCTTATAGCGCCCAGCAACAAACTCAGTGAGAGAGTTTACACGATACGTATCTTTGTAATACTCATCATGATTACCTGCAATGATGTGAGTTTCTACATCCATGTCATTCAATGGAATAAGAAAGTCATGACGAAGGCGATGCGCTGTGTTCACGTTGATATACTTGCGCCTGTCTACAAGGTCACCAGCGTGGATCACATGCTTGATGTTGTGTTCCCGAATGTACGGAAGCACAAACTCATCCATCGTCTTCTTAAAGTAATCTAGAAAAACTGGGGAATCATTTCTGACTCCCCAGTGAGTATCGGTAAGAATTAGTACCTTAGCCATATATCTCATCCTCACGTTGATAGTTCATACATTCTCCATAATATCCTGAGCGAGTTGAAGGAGCAAACATCAAAACTCTCAACTGCGGTGTTCCATTTGGTCTCCATGGAGACCATTTTTGTGTATTCGGATCCCACCAAATACATTTCATATATTCTTGATTTTCATCAATATTGAAATATGATGTATAGTAATAACCTCGTTCTATCGGTTTTTCATCTGGATATTTTTTCCATTCTAGTTTAGAGTGTTTTAACCACACAAGATACTCTTTATCCATTCTGTTTCGCTTTCTTGTATGCTTCGTATCTTTCTTTGAAGGCTGTCGCAACAGTGATTTCGCCTTGCTGAGGTTCTTTTGAGAAAGATGCTTTATTGCCTTCCATACAACCAATCATATTTTCAACAGCATATGGTTCCATATAGTTGAACATATGCCATAACAAATGTTTCTCGTTCACGCTCTCTTTTTCTTTCCTTGAGTATTAGCTATATAGAGTTCATTATCGTACTTTTTGATTGCTTTGTCAAGTGCTTCCTGTATGTTTACCATACGCTGTCTATAATTTCCGCGAATGTAAACACTTTCATTTTTGTTTAGAAGACTGTTAATCAAATGTTCAATTTGAAACGGCACTTCGTTGCTCATCGTTTTCTTCCTCGTAAAACTTGGTTAAACCTTCTTTGGCAATCTTTCTCTTTTCCTTTTTGACTGCCTCTTTCTTTTCAAATCTTTCCAAGAAGTCGTTAATGTTATCATAGAGATTGACAGTCATCAAGTGATTGTCATCACCGTCCACAAGAAAGCCTGCATGACCATTGTTTACTATTGTCTCTTGGAAATTTTTATAGATTATGTATCTGTTCTTTTCTTCCTTGTTAATGCGTCTAAGGAAAGCAAAGTATATTACCTGTGTAAAGTATGCAAATGGATTTTTACCAATCGCAGGATCATAATCGTTGAAATACAGAATACAGTTTTCTATTCCATCAGATATCATCTCATCTCTGTAAGAGTAGTTCATAAAGCATGGCTTGTTTGCCAGCTTTGAGGCTATCTTCCATATACACTCACCTATATAGTTCGGAAGTCTAGGATCTTCAAGACCTTTTTCTCTTGCTTCTGAAACTTTTTTCTTGTGATTCAATATTTCCTGATAGAACTTCTGATTATCTACATAGTGTACCTTGGTAGTTTTATTATTACTCATAATGCACTTTTCTCTTGACTAATGGTTGACAACGTGGTATAAAGGCTATGCCTGCGATGATATGAATAACTTTAATTATACCTCAGTTAACTCAATCATCTTCTTAATCTGCTTATCTAGTATATCTTTCCTATTAGGCCACTTAATCATCGGCTTATCAGGATCTTTTGATAGATGCTGAAGCAATGGAAGATATGTTTTTCTTACAGTTCTAAGTCTATTCTTCAATACTTCCACCTCATCTGTTACGCCTGATGATGTAACAATCTCTTCCTCATCATGAAATGAAAATCCAAAGTCATTGTCATCATCTAGTTCCATTATTGTATCTTTTGTTGTGGCCATCAGTGTAATGTTCCTCTGTTATTGGATGAGAATGAAGTAAGCAAGTCAGAGATGAGCTTTTCTAATTCAGGATTTACTTCTCCTTCGTCTACTGCTTTATCAGAATCCTCTATTGCCTGTATTTCCTTTTCTAAGTCATCAAGATATAGTTCGATGTTGCTGTTTGTATTCCGTCTGTTGAAATACTCAACAGTCTCGTTGTAGTATTCTTTTAGATTAGGATTAGGCTTAGACATTGTTAGAATGTCTCTGTTGAAGATGTTGAATTCTTGGTCTTCTGTTATCTTGGCAAATATCCACTGCATAAGTGACAACGTAACGAATCCTGGCTTACTAGAAGGTATACATAGTATCTTCATTGGATTTACCAGAATGATGTGTCCTTCGTTTCCTGGTTTAGTTTCAGGCCAGACAACTTGCGATATCAAGTCTTCACCTGTGTTTAGTCTTATGTGATATATTTCCATGATAATGTTATCCTTTTAGGTCAATCTTGTAAATCTTGAACTTGAACTTTTCCTCACCATATACTTTCAACCTCTCTGCGAAATGCTTTAATGTATAGTTCTCATGCTTTTTGTAGCGCATATCATCTGCGATATCATATAGAGTTGCTGAGTCTTTTGTTTCGCTGGTACGAAGCCCACGACCAATAGACTGCAAGTTTCTTATCCGAGACTTAGATGGACTAGCAAATATAATGTTGTGCAGATTTCTAATATTGATGCCAGTGCTAAAAGTACCAAAACTAGCAACAATAATAGCCTGCGTTTCCTGTTCAACGAT